GCTACATACCCTTCAAATCTACTATCACTTACACCTTCACTCCAGAAGTTATAATTCAAGTCACGCATTAACTGTTCACATTGCTCAGCAGTTGCACCTAAATCTTTAGCATGTTTCCACATTCTAAACATTGTTAATGATCTAGCAGATACATCATCAGAAAAAGCATACGCAAACGTTTCTAACGGATTGTCTAATTTAGAAGCCCTCTGTGTTCGTATAAGCAACTTTTTAGGTCCAACTAATGCTTCAGCTCTCTCTACCTCTTTTAAGGCATTTGTGACATCGTATGGCTCAGCATCTATTGTACTAAATACTTTAGCATCTTTATACCCAAACATTATCTGACTCTTAGTAAACGTAACAGGATCAATCTTGATACCAATCTCTTCTCCTAATACTTTACCAAATACTTTCCACTGTCTAGTATTAAGATTGATAACCTTTGAAAACTCTATTATGATTCTAAACTTGTATGGATTCTCACTATCACTAGTCGTTCCTATATGATGGTTGAAGTCAACCAACATATCGTGCATCTCACTAATAGTCAAATCAGAATCATCAACATCTAATGCTACCCAAGTTGCACCTGATATGATATTATCATTGCTTCTCTTTCCATCTTTAAACTTGAATGGTGTATAAGCTACATCATTGCAAAGCAGATTCTTAAGCTTAGTAAACGTAGTTGCTTTAGCTTCAAAACCAGAGTGACATTTAACTGCTCTTTCTTCTTTGGTACCTGTACAAGTTATATAACTAGCATAGTGTTCTCCTACAGCTTCAAACGGCTTATAGTATATAATATCGTTTTCAACTGCTACTATACCATCAGATCCTGCTAATGAATCAGCAAGCTTAGCTAGCTCTTTTAACCTATTGCTTAAGTTAGAAGTTCCAGTAATAAAGCCCTTCTTTTTAAGCTCATGCAGATTAAGTTTAATCTCAGGTCTATGGCGCAGCAGATCTACTAAATGCTCATACTCTTCTTTAGAAGCATAATCTTCATATAAATCCATATACTTACCAATTTTTTCGATATAATATATAGACTGTTTTATATGCTTCATCTCAATGTTATCAGCTGTATCCATGAGTGCATATACTCCAGCTAATTTTAACATTCTCCATGAACGGTGAAGCATTTCTAATTGCACACTCTTGTGCAGATAATCTAAACCATTACCTAAAGCATTTGTATACATCTTATAATCTTTATAAGCTTGCAAAGCATCTTCATCGATACCAATTAACTTGTTCTCTCTATCCAACAGTTGAGTAGCTACTTCCATACTAACTGAGTTCATGAATGCTCTACCTTCATTTGCTAAGTCTTCGTATAGCTCCTGTTTAGTTTTCATATCCTCATAATCTGCATACTCTACTACACAGTCAGCAAATTCTTTCTTAGTAGGATATACAAACATACTACGTCTTGCTAGCTTCGTAATAAACTCCATCTTAAACGTCTGAGAGATTCTTTTATCCATAATGATATTATCTTCAGATCCAACAAATAAAGCATTCATTCCCATACCTTTGACCTCTTGGTCCTGACGTTCATGATCTTTAATTGCCTTACTCTTATACTCACCAATATCATATAGCATTGCTACTAGCTTGATATTATCTGTCATATTAGGATTAGATGCTAGCTCTGAGCCAAGTTCAGACACTACGACACTACTCATACCAATTCCATCTTTAGCAAACAAGTTTAATCTTGATACTAAACCTTCAATAGTCGATATAGAGTTAGTCAACGGTGGTGGCTCTTTGAAATATTTCATCCAATTTTCAGTATCACCATCTTCTTGCTCTGACTTATTACGAGCATTAGTCTTAGCTTTCTCTTTTCTGTAGGAGTCTATTACATTGTAACCAGCTCCCATAGCCTTTTCCTGTGTCCCTATCGTTGTATCTTTACTACTACCACTATGTGCTAGCACGAAGCCTACTACATTTAATGGTATCTTTGAACTGTCTAACATCAGCTTTATTTGAAATTGACTTACAAAGTTAGCCAACGTAAAGTTAGCTATTAAGCTGCTCATACTCAATGGTATGTTATTCAGACTCTTTGTAGTATTCACAAGATACTTTACATGTACATTTAGATCATCAAACGACATTGGACCTTCTGCAGGAAGCAGATGTTCTATCTGCTTTCTAACAAGTTCAGCATTTTTTAAGTGAACATTCAAAATAACCCCTTAACTGTTCTATCATCACCTGCAAACCATTGCAGACTTATTAATTTTGGCCAATCATTAGCATCAAGCATCCTTTTAGTTCTTCTCGGATGTTCTAACGTTGGAGTCAACATAAGATGAAATCTATCTTTCTCAAACACTAAAGCTTCTATACTACTGTTATCGTATGGCGTAACTAACACTCCATTCGCTGCGAAGTTTAAAGCTTCAAATATATTTAGTCTAGTTGTTCTCATGCTACTAGTACCTCAGAAAACGTATCACTTAACTCAGTGTTTACTCTAATGATCTCATCTATGTCAGTCATGATCTTAGCTTTTTTAATTGCTCCATCATTACTAACCTTATGAAAATAACCATTAATCAAGTTTTCTTGAATCGTATTGTATCTGTGCCATGCAGTTTCTCCTCTATCTTCCTTACGTTTTACGATAAGCAGCTCTAGTGGATCAACAGCATCAATTTCAATACGTTCATCTGAGTGCCTAAACTCTAACGTTCTATTTGCCATATCATAAGCCTCATCTAGACTCATCTTATAATCTGACATATTCTCTATCCACTCTTTCTGTTTGTTATGCTTCTCTTCATATGTGTCTATGAATTCATTTAGCAATTCAGCCCAAGCATTATTTGAGTGTACAATACGCAGTTCAGGTATCAGATTTGATCCTACCACTAAACCATTTGAGCATACAAATCTAAAACAACCTACTCTAACTTGTAAAGCTTTTGTACCATCATATGAGTTGTTAATTATAATCTCAGGTCTTAAACCTGGTGCTAATGAATAATCACTTCTCATTCTAACCATATGCTTTTGAAAACCATTTTTTGATCTAGCTCTACTAGCATCAATCTGAGTAGTTTCAAAACCATATCTTTCAAACTGTTGTACCACATCTATCGTTGGTATTACATTATACTTATCAGTAACCTGTCCTGGCATTCCGCTATTCTGGTATAGCAAATCTTGTAGTTGACTCATTCATCTCTCCTATTTTTTTTCTAATCTGTTTAATTGAATCCTCCGTCGGTATATCGTGACAGACTTTCAATAACGCTCGTGTTTCTATGTCCCATATACGCCAATATCCATGTTTTGTATCTATGAAAGAATTCAACAAAACAGACTTTCCTTTCTTCGGGAATGTTTTCCTATCAAACCTAACATGGCATACTTGGCCATAAAAGCACGTTTTCTTCTTAGGTAGCGCTTTAGCTGGGTGATAACCTTTTAAGTGTTCTGGCAGCTCCGGAGGAGTCTCAATGACTTTCCTCGGAGGCATACCTATTCTACCTATCTCTGTACACTCGCTATAAGAGGCTTCCACCTGAATCCTCGCTTGCTGCTGCATCAGCCGCTGCATCTGCAGCTTCATCTGCATCTAGTGTATAAGCTTTATATGCTGGAGTCTCTGCATCTACCATCTTCTCTTGATAGTATTTAATTTGCTTAGGCTCTACATTCTTAATTCTTTCACTGTATGTTCTACCATCTTTATCAAAGAATGCTTTAATATCATTCTTCTCACTAACTTTATCATTGTAAACATCAAACACTTTCTGTACTGCAACTTTTACTTTAACACCTTCTAACTCTTTAAACGCAGTTACTTTCTTTGTACCACCTTTAACGTCAATTGCCTTTTGAAATTCAGTAAGCTGCTTTACCCCTACGATACCCATTAGACTCTGTAGAATGTCCATACCAAATATTGTATCTCCATTAGCTTTCTGTACCCACAAACCATATACCATATTAGGATACTTAGCTCCTTCTACTTGTAAACTCCAATCTATACCAACTGTACCAGTGCTTGCTATTACCTTACTAGCAGTTACAATAGTTACATCGTAAACTCCTGTATCTAAAACCTTTGAACCTGTCGTTCCACCTTCATTCATTGCTGAACTTTCATTAAACTTAAACATTATATTCCTTTATCATTTTTTTTATTTCTAACAGTTTAGGGACAACTCCCAACCTATACAGTACAAAGAAGCTATTAAAAGCTCCTGTCTCTGTAACCTTAACCAAGTCTTCATCATTACGTAAATCACATAGGCCTAATTCACGAAGAGCAGAAGAAAAAGATTTAATATCCTCATCTTCTAACCCTTCACTTTTCATATAGCTTATTAACGCTTTACGTCTCTGAGTAATATTTTTCAATGGCATCTGCTACTGCCTTTGCATCATTTGGTATGAGCCTATCTTCAAACATTCCATCTGGACTTTTAGACGATCGTAACTTGCTTGGCTTTGTATCTAACATATAGCCAGTTATATTACCTTCATCATCACTTGCTAGCGATGTCCATAAGACTATGGCAAATTCCTTTTCAGTACCACCATATTTCAACTCTTTACCTTTTACTCTGATATATCCTTCAGGCTCATCACCATTTTCAAGATATTCAGGGATACCTGTCATAAATACCTGCTGAGGCAGATCTTTAATCAGCCATAGAGCATCTTGCAACAACACATTGTATTGTTTCCATTGCTCAAATCCTGTAAACACAGTATCTGTATATTTACCTACAATCTCAGTTAGAGACGTAAATGAATCAATAACCACATACTTGTATTTTTTGCTTGTTGCAAGCTCTTTCATCACCTTAGTGAAGTCTTTATATCTACTAATGTTGATATTCTTAAACTTCGTAAAGTTTCTAAATGGCATTGGCTTACGCTCTGTATTTATAATCACTGTCTCTTCTGGTGGCAATGTTCTAAAAGTAGAACTTTTTCCATTACCACTAGGGCCGACAATTAACACTGGTACATTCATTTTTCCTCCTTAAAACCTTTTAATAACTCCATATATCCTGGATCCTCATTTGCTATGCCTTTAAAACATTCTACAACTGCAGTTGATACAGCAAACTCTACTAAACCACCAATCAGCTCATTAACAGTTGCTTGATCCTTTTCAGGAACAAGATTAACAATTTGTTCTACTAATTTTTCACCTTTATTGTCCATTATGCTTTCCTTTCTGAACAGACTATATCACAGTAATTACAAGTGTTATACTTAACACCTGCATGACAGTCATTAGCCTCATTATTTACAATGTAGAATAACTTGTCTTCTACAAACTCTTGCATTTTATCTAGCTCGATTAGCTCATTTGGATATGCAGCTTGTGCATTGTGACTCATACTTATAAACATTGTGTATCCAATGTCATTGATATTATATTTATCACTTAACAGCCATCTGTACATACTCAACTGTAATCTATCTTTCTCTAGATTTGCTGGCTGACGTTCCTTACCATAACCAGTTTTCCAATCACCAATCGTCCAAGTGCCATCTGCTTGCTCTTCTAGCAGATCACATGATCCAGATATAGTATATACTACGCCATCTAACTCGATAGTCTTTTCAACGTATATCTCTTGTACTATTCTAGTATCATCTTCTAGCACATGCTCTGCCCACTTATGAAACGCAGTTCCTAATGTACTTGAACGTTTGAGATCAAGCTTGATAAGGTTTTTATTTCTAGGCGCTTTATCTAAAGCTTTCTTAGCTTTAAATGCTGGACCTATTAACGTTGTAACTGATATTGAATTTGGCTTATCACTTGAACGATGCTCATCAAACTCATATACTTTTTTGATTAAATGATCCATTACCCTTCCATTTCTTCTATAAGCTTTTCTAAAAACCATTTAGATTTCTTAGCATTTATGATTGGCTCATCTTTATGGTCTAAGCGAATAAGATATTTCATTGCAGTTAACTTACAGTAACCTTTAAACTGTTCTGAAGTTGAACATTTTCTCATAAACTTAATACTGTCTTGCGGATAATGCTTAGGATTGATTTTATCATCATCTATATTTCTACATAAGCTATCATCTGTCGCAGTACACACTTTTTCTTCGTTAATTATATCCAATACAGCATTAAGATTCAATAAATCTTTCTCCATCTCCGCACGAGAGGATGGTTTTATATCCTCATCTTCTAGAGCCCCTTCTATTATATTTATTAACTCTTTTACTTTTTCGCCTTGTGTCATACGTCTTCCTTTAAACTTTCTGTTTTGACAAATGTACCATTTATCATTTTACCCGATCGCTTCTCGATCACCTCTAATGCTGCCTCCAAACACTGCTGTGGTGTTTTATTTATAAGGGCAGAATAAATGATTAATGTTACCATTGCATCTCCACAACCGTCTACCATCTCATCGTGATCTCCATTGTATGTTGCTTCAATGGTTTCATGCACTTCTTCTAACGTCTTAATTATTTGACGCATTGGAGTACCTTCTGCCATAATACCTTTATCCTCTCCCCAAGCTAATACTCTATCTACTAGCTCATTCATATCTAAATTCTTCTCCATATTTCTAATTTACCCTCCTTTACTATTTTTTTGAAATTCGTAAATCTGAATCTCTTACCATGCCCTAGTGGCATACCTGTTCTAACCACAATTAACAAATCAGTCAAACCATCTATTTCTGGTACTGTAATACCAATAGTTGGTTCACTTACAGTTATATGTTTAGCAACACTTACTATACTCATAGGAAGCATCGTAGCACCATTCTGAGACAGCGCTTGACCTCTTACTAATTCTCTAAGTAAATCTTTATCAAACTCTGGTCTCATAGGTGGCAGATTACCTTCACTGTCTATATACATATCATCTGCTGATAACAGTATAGTTGAAACTATCATACTCCTATTTCCTCCTCTTGCATAAATGATATAACACTTCTTAATATATCTGTTACATCATCTATTTCCATCCAAGCACATTCTGATTCTTTAAAACCATATGTATCCCATAGGTCATCTACAGACTCTACTTTAACTATATGCACATCTCCATCACTTGCATCTAATACTATTACGATCATTTAACTTCCTCCAAATATGATATATGGACATTAAACATTTGTGGTCCTTGCTCTGTATCAGGACCTTCTATGTCAACCCATCCACCTCTGTCTGGCAATGATACGATAGTACCTTGCTCCTCATAGTCTGCTTTCCATTCTACATACATACCAATCTTTACATTTTCTCTCTTCATCGTTACTCCTTATTTTTTTAACAAGAAATCAATCTTGCTCTGTGGATTATAGTCATATATAGATATTGAAGATGAATTAAAATCTTTATACCCATCATAACTAAACGCATCTATCTTTAACGCATCTGTGTTTCTTAGCATCATTTTTTTAAACTGCTCTATATGCTCTATATACAGATGTGTATCTCCCATTTGAAATGTTATCGTTCCAGGATATACATCTAGCTCTCTACACATGATCAACATATATGCACCAGCTAATACAAAATCAAATGGTAAACCAATTGCATAGTCTACTGAACGTTGAGTCCAAATCATATGCAGTTTATCTAATCTTATACTAAACTGATACTGTGTATGGCAAGGGTCTAAACTTAATTTATCCCTATTCTCTGGATTCCACAAATCTATGATTGCTCTACGACTAGTATTATCCTTTTTCAATGTATCAATTACATAATCCATTTGCTCTCTAGGTGGATAGTCTAATTTTAGCTTACCATCTTTGTCAGCCCATAACTTCCAGTAAGGGCAACCAGCTTCTTCAAAATCGCTAAGTGTGTCATAATCTTTGAGAAAACATTCTAATTCTGCAAATGCAGCTTTATAATTTATCTTTCTCATACTTAACAGTGGAAATCCGTAAGTTGACATATCATATTTGATCGTGGTGCCAAATAAAGATCTTGTCTGACCATTTCTACTCTGACGATCCATACCATTATATAGGATCTCTATACCTAACTTTTTATATGATTCATTTATATTCATAGTATTTCCTTTACCTCTTCTAAACTGTATACTGTGTATACCTCACAGTTATATTCTTTAAGTGCTTTGTGCATATACTCTTGCACTGAACTTAAACGGCCGCCTTCTTTCTTTACCTCTATATAGACATGATTACCTTCCTTAGTAACACATAATAGATCTGGACACCCTATTGGTGACACCTCTCTTAACCTTAGAACAATATGTTCTTTACTCTTGAGATACTTTATTATCTCTTTTTGTATCTTACTCTCTAGCATCGCTTCCTCCTCGCGCGTAATCGTGTAACTAATATAAAAAAAATAGTTAGTTAGTTTAGTTAGTATAGTTAGTATAGTATAGTAAGTACCCTAGGGTACCCCCGGGGTACCCCCTACTATAAAATACCATCTTCTGGCACTATAACATCATCATGTACATTAGCTAATAACTTTATATCTAGGTTATCTGCTAGCTTCCAAATCTGCTCTTTACTGAACAGTTTTAATGATTTTTTTGTATTGTTTATTATAGGCTTTCCATACAGTATGATATTCCATTTCCCAGATTTCTCTCTTGTTAATGAAAATGTACTTATGCCTTTTGCCTCTTCCTCTGTCAAACGAAACAATTTTTGAATTGTTTTCATTTTAACCCTTTC